GACGAGATGACCGCCCACATCGAAGCCAACACGGGCCGCAAGCCTGGAAAGACGGAGCGGCGCGACCTGAAAGAGGAGGCCATGGCCGCCTTGCTGCCCCAGGCCTTCCCGCGCCAGACTGCCACCTGGGTGTGGCTGGACCCCGCCACCAAGCGCCTGGTTCTTGACACCAGCAGCATGGCCGTGGCCGACGACATCCTGACCGCGCTGGTCAAGCTGCTCGAAGGCTTCGTGGCCGAGCCGCTGAACACCGCCACATCGCCCACGGTGGCCATGGCCACCTGGCTGGCCGAGCAGGATACGCCAGCAGGCTTTGCCGTCGGTAAGGAATGCGAGCTGAAATCAGCCGATGAAAGCCAGGCCAAAGTTCGCTACAGCCACCACTCACTGCTGATAGAAGAGGTGAAGGCACACCTGGCACAAGGCAAACAGCCCACTTGCCTGGCACTGCAATGGGATGACCGAGTCAACTTCGTGTTGACCGATGGCCTGCAGCTCAAGAAGGTGTCCTTTGAAGACAGCGTGCTGGAACAGGCCAGGGCTCAGGGTCAGCATGCCGACAACTTTGATGGCAACGTGCTGATGGCCACTGCCGAGCTGGGTCCGCTGATTGCCGACTTGGTTGAGGCACTGGGTGGCGAAGAAGGGTTGCCGGCATGAATGGGTTGGCCCAGGCGCTGGCACCCTGCTGGCTGAATGCACAGGCGGCCATGGCCGCTTTTGATGCCCAGGTGGCCAATCCGGGGCCGCTGCCTGCTGGGAATGCCTGCGGAAACAAAAGGCACACGGGTACAGGCCGTTCCAGCGTGCAGGGTGATACCAGCGCAGGGGCTGGGGTTGAAAATGCCCCAGAGGCCTTGATTTCAGCGCCTGCTGATTTACGCGGATTTGTGCAAGCCCAAACCGTGACCGAGGTGGCGCGCGTGCTGGGCATGTCGCGCAAGACTGCATGGCGGCTGCGCAAAGACCTGTGGCCCCGCGACATGCGCAGTGTGTTGCAAGCCTGGGATGCGCACAAGGGGCTCAGCACCCAGCAGCAAAGCGGCTGGTTTCTGCGTCGGGTGCATGTGGGTGGCATTGTGCTGCACGTCGATCGGCAATGGACTTGTGCCGCCCTGCCTGCCCGTGCTGGACAAACGCTGGCGGTGGCCCGGGTAGATGCACAAACCCTCCTGGTGCAAACACTCGATCTGCCCACCGAGCGGCTCACCCTGACCGCGAAAGCCTGACCATGCCCCAAGCCAAAGCCACCCGCCAAGACCACCTGGCCGCCATCCACATGGCGCAAAAGGCGCTGGGTCTGAGCGCTGACGATGCCTCCGCGCTCAAGCTGGCCGTGACCGGTGTGGCCAGCGCAGCCCACATGACGGCGCTGCAACGCCGCCAGTACCTGGCCCACCTGGCGGGCCTGCAAGCCAGCGCGGCCACCGCCCGTGGCGAAAAGCCTGCCTACAGCCCCAAGCGCCCGGCACTGGTTCGCAATGTGGATGACGCAGGCGACCAGCAATGGGGCAAGGCCCGCGCCGTGTGGCATGCCCTGGCCGTGGCCGGTGTGGTGCACACCGACACCGATGCCGCGCTGCAAACCTACGCCACCCGCCAAACCGGGGTAGACGCCTGGCGCTTCATGACCCCGCCCCAAATCACCCGCGTGATTGAGGCGCTGAAGAAATGGGCCCAGCGCTCAAACGTGGAACTCAAAGGCTGACATGACCAAACGCTACATGACCGCGCAGGAGCTGGCCGTGCTGGAGGCCATGCTGCCCGACAAAATGACCGACCGCATGCGCGACGTGGCCGTGTGCATGTTTGAAGCCCTGGTGCTGCTGGATGCCCGGGCCGGGCAAAACACACCTGGTGGTGAATGGCTGGCTCAGTTGCAGGCCTGGACGACGCAGGTCATGGCGCAAATGCAGCACATTGCCAACGAGGTGGGCGGCGAGGCCATTTACTTTGCCAAGGGCCTGGCCATGCATGTGTCTGCCCGCGACCGCGAGCTGTACGCCAAGTTCAACGGCCACAACCACCGCGAGCTGGCCAAGCTGTACGACATCACCGAGACGCGGGTGCGCCAGATCATTGCGGCCATTGAGCGCGAGCGCTTCTTGGCCCGGCAAAACCACCTGCCGGGGTTTGATGATGATGAAGATGCTTCCTGACGCCAGGAAAATGGTCCGCCACCCACAGCCCCCGAAGCCCCTGCTGCACTGAACGCACAGGGGCTTTTTTCTTCAAGGGCTTTCAGCGGCCCTTTTCGCCCCCCGCCGCGACAGTAGCGGCATGGCGAAACCAACCACCTCCAAGGCCGCTGCAGCACCTGGCACCACAGCCACGGCCACAGCCAAGCCGCTGCACATTTTCAAAGCGGGTAAGCACACCGCCATGAGCGGTGCGCGCTTGGCGTTTTCTGAGTCTGATTTGGTGGCCAGTGCCGCAGCCTATGACCCCGAGCTGCACGAGGCGCCGCTGGTCATTGGGCACCCCCGCCACGACATGCCTGCCTACGGGTGGGTGAAGAGTGTTTCATTCAGCGACGGGGACATTGACCACGACCCTGGCATGTACGCCTTGCCCGCCCAGGTGAATGCCGACTTTGCCGACATGGTGGCGGCGGGTGCGTTCAAGAAGATCTCGGCCAGCTTTTACCCCCCCAACTCGCCCAGCAACCCGGTGCCCGGGGTGTATTACCTGCGCCACGTGGGCTTTTTGGGGGCGCAGCCGCCCGCCATCAAGGGCTTGGCGCAGGTGGCTTTTGCCGACAACAACGAGTACGTCACCTTCAGCGAATGGGACGACGTGACCAACGCTGGCCTGTGGCGCGGCCTGCGCGACTGGGTGCTGGCCAAGTTTGGCCAGGACGAGGCAGACAAAGCCCTGCCTGGCTACCGCATTGAGAGCCTTGAGCAGGGCGCCCAGCAAGGGCTGGCCGAGGCGCGCTCAACGGCCAGCACGGAATCCCAGCCCTCCGTGGCCCCCGCGTTCAGCGAGGGCGCCATTGCCCCCACTCCCGCAGACGCTGCACCCGCAGCGACTGTTGAGCAGTCCGCCCAGTCTGGGCAAACCACCACCACCCCAACCCCGGAGGACACCGTGACCCCTGAAGAGAAAGCCGCCATTGAGGCAGAAAACAACCGCTTGCGGGCTGAACTGGCGGCCCACAAGGCCAACCAGGTGCATGCCGCAAACATGGCATTTGCCGAAAACCTGGTGAGCCAAGGCCGCCTGTTGCCCGCACACACGGGCCTGATTGCCGCCACGCTGGACCACTTTGCCACGCAAGACAGCGTGGTGGAGTTTGGCGAGGGTGAGGCAAAGGCCCCCCTGGCCGAGCAGCTCAAGGCCATGCTGAGTGCAGCGCCCAAGGTGGTGGCGTTTGGCGAGCACGCCACGCAGGCCACCGCCGCCCAGGCTGGAGCAGAGGCCGACGACGACATTCAGTTTGCCGAGAACACCGACCCCGCCCGCCTGGCGCAGCACAAAGCCGTCAAGGCCCACATGGCGCAGCACAAGGTGGACTACGCCACCGCTGCGCGCGCCGTCATCCGTTGACACCAACCCCATTCACAGGAGCACCATCACATGGGACGTTTGAGCAATTTGCGGGTCGTTGACCCGGTACTGACCGCCCTGGCCATTGGCTACACCAATGCCCAGCTGGTGGGCGAGCAGCTGTTTCCCTTTGTCAATGTGGACAAAGAGGGCGGCAAGATCCCGAAGTTCGGGAAAGAGCATTTCAAGCTCTACAACACCGAGCGTGCCCTGCGCGCCAAGAGCAACCGCGTGGCGCCTGAAGACGTGGGCAGCGTGGACGTGGTGCTGGACGAGCACGATCTGGAGTACCCCATTGACTACCGGGAAGACGCGGAAAGCGCCTTCCCGCTGCAGGCCCGTGGCACCAACATTGTGGTGGAGGGCATTCGCCTGCGCCACGAAGCCAACGTGGCCACCATGGCCCAGAACGCGGCCAACTACCCGGTGGGCAACAAGGTCACGCTGTCGGGCACCAGCCAGTTCACGCATGCCAGCAGCGACCCGGAGGGCGTGGTCAGCGATGCCAAATCGGCGGTGCGCGCCAAGATCGTGCGCGAGCCCAACACGGCGGTGATTGGCTACCAGTGCTGGAGGGCGCTGAAGAAGCACCCGCAGCTCAAGGCCATTTTGAGCGACACGCGGCCCCGCCTGGTGCAGCTGGCCGACCTGCGGGAGATTTTCGAGATCGAGAACATCGTGATTGGCCGCGCTGTGAAGGCCGCTGATGACGGCACCACCTCAGACATCTGGGGCGACAGCATGGTGCTGGCCTATGTGCCCACGGTGGGCGGCGGCGCCGACCAGCGCAGCCCCTACGAGCCCAGCTACGGCTACACGCTGCGCAAGCGCGGCCAGCCTGTGGTGGACACCCGGACTGAAGACGGCAAGGTGGAGCTGATCCGCAACACGGACATCTTCCGCCCCTACCTGCTGGGTGCCGAGGCCGGGTACCTGATCAGCGACACCAACGCCTGAGCACGCACCAGGAGCTGACATGGCCACCAAACCCAAACCAACCCCGCCCGAGGCCCTGGCCTTTGTGGTGCAGCACACGCCGTTGCTGCACGACGGCGTGCTGCACCTGCCCGGCGATGCCGTGGAGCTGACCCAGGCGCAGGCCTTGAAACAGGGTGCCAACGTGGCGCCGATGCCCACCGAAGAATCCGCGAAGGAGTAAGCCCCCATGCAAACCGAAAAAATCCTGATGACCACCTCGGTGGCCGCCACCACCGCGCTGACGCGGTTGCGCCTGGTCAACTTTGCCGGTGGCACCTGTGGTGCCGGTGCACGCCCACTGGGCACAGCCAACGCCAATTACGACCTGGGCGAGCAAGCCGGTGTGAACACGCATGGCGAGCTCCTGGTGGAGGCGGGTGCCGCCATTGCCGCAGGCGCGGAAGTGGAGAGTGACGCCTCGGGCCGCGCGGTGACCAAGAGCACGGGCGTGGCGTTTGGGGCGGCGCGCGATGCGGCCACCGCCGCTGGCGACATCATTCGCGTGCTGCGCTGACGCGGGCAGGGCTGCACAACCATGCGCTACGCCACTGTTGCCGATTTGGCCCTGGCCGCCACCGGTGGTTGGGCTGACCTGGCGCAACGGGCTTGCCCTGGGCCGGGTGTGGAGCCGGGGCTGATGCAGGCCGTGGCGCTGGCTGAGCCCACGGGGGCATGGGATGCCGAGGCGGTGGCACTGGCACAGGCCGGGCTGCTGCGCGCCCATGCGGTGCTGGACATGGCCAGCCGCCATGTGGACACCTACCTGTACCCGCGCTACCGCCAAACCATGCCGTTGGCCCCTGAAGTGGTGGCTGCCAGCAGCCTGCCTGCCGTGGTGGCCGCCATTGCCCTGCGCCGCCTGTACGGGCACGACGTGCCCGAAGACGTGCGCAACGGCACCCGCTGGGCCGACGACTACCTGGTGCAGCTGAGCAAAGGGGTGGTGAGCCTGGGTGCGGTGGACACGGTGGTGGCACAGCCTGCGGGCCACACGGTGGCGCGCGCACCGGCCAAGGCGTTTGACTGGGCGGGCTACTGACATGCGCAGCCCGCTTGACATGGAGCCTTTGCTGCTGGCGCAACTGAAGGCGGCTGTGGCCACCCTGCGGCCTGCCGTGCATGTGCTGGCGGCCGACGACATGGCTGAAATTGTTGAAGAAAAGCAACTGGTGCCGGCCATCTATGTGTTGTTTGACGGCCTGACCCCCCAAGAGGCGGTGGGCCCCGACGCCCGGGTGACCTGCCACTGGCTGACCGTGGTGGCCGTGCGCAACCAGCTGGCCAAGGGCAAAGGGACCGGTGGCCGGACAGAGGCCAACGCGCTGCTGCAAGCCACTTACTCGGCCTTGGCGGGCTGGAAGCCCAGCACCCAAAGCAAGCCGCTGGAGTTGGCCCCTGCACCCAGAGGCGGGCACAGCAACGGCTTTTTTTACCTGCCACTGGCGTGGCGCACCGAGATGGTGTGGCGCGCCGTGATTTGAGACCCACCCCAACCAAAGGAGCGCCACCATGGCCCTGACCACACAAGTTTCCTACATCGGCAAAGGCGAAGTGTTTTTGCAAAAGCGCAACAGCGCGGGGGCCAAGTTGAGCCCCATTGGCAACTGCACGTCGCTGCAGTTTGGCGTTACCGAGGAGAAAAAAGAGCTGCTGGACTACACCAGTGGCGGTGGTGGCACGCTGGACAGCCGCAGCATCATCAAGGCGGTGACGGCCAAGATGAAGGTGAGCAACCTGTCGCCCGCCAACCTGGCCATTGCCTTGCGTGGCAGCGTGACAGCCAGCGCGGCTGCGGTGGTGACGGATGAGGCGCACGTCGACATTTTGCGGGGCAGCCTGGTTGAGCTGGCACGCCTGCCCGACACGGGTGCGGCCATCACGGTGAAGAAGGGTGCCACGGTGATTGCCTCTGCAGGCAACTGGCAAGCCATGGGTGCGGGCATTTGGATTGCCCCGGATGCAGCGGACCTGGTCGATGGCGACGACATCACTGTGAGCTACAGCGCGCTGGCCGATGACCTGCTGCAAGCCATGGTGAGCAGCAGCGATGAATACACGCTGCTGTTCCAGGGCCTGAACGAGGCGCGCAGCGGCAAGCCCGCCATTGTGAAAGCCTACCGGGTGAAGTTCAGCCCGGCCAAGGCGTTGGACCTGATTGCCGATGACTTTGGGCAGCTGGAGCTGGAGGCCGAGGTGCTGTCTGACGCAACCATCACCGGCACGGGCCTGAGCAAGTTCATGAGCGTGCGCATGGCGCAGCAGGCGGCTTGATGTGGGGTTAGCTGCCCAGGCGCAGGCCCAGCAGCAAGCCCAGCAAGGCTGCTGGGCGCTTGGCCAGCCAGATGCCAGCTGCAAACACGGCAACCACCGCAGCGCCTGGCCAACCCACCTTGAGTGACACCCAAAGTGGCACGCCCACCACCAGAGCCAGCCACGCAAGGTTCCAGGTAATGAGCAGGGCAAATTTCAACAGTTTGAGGTAGCGCAGCATGGCAGACGGCAAGTCGCTCGAAATCAACATCAACGCCAATGTAGCGGGCTCTGACGATGTGGGCAAGCTGGGTGCAGACCTGGGTGCTCTGGGTGGCAAGGCTGGCACGGCAGGCCAGGGTGCCGCCACGGCGGCGGCGGGCATTGACCGGCTGGGCGCTGAGGCCAGGCAGGCTGGCCAGGGTGCTGAGGTTGCGGCCAAAGGAATTGGCGCCACCACCCAAGCGGCTGCACAGGCACCGGGGGCTTACAGCAAAACCCGACAGGGTTTGGAGAGTGTGTCGCAGCAACTGGAACGTACGCAGCAGGGTATGTCGCACTTGCGTGACTTGATCATCAGCGGCTGGAGCACGCAGCAGTTCATCCAGGCTGCGGCTGACATGGAGAAGATGCAGGCCGGGCTACAGGCAGTGAGCGGAGACGCAGCACTGGCCAAAGAGCAAATGGACTTTGTGCGCCAAATGGCCACCCGCGCTGGTGTGGACGTGGTGGCCGCTGGCCAGGCATTTCTGGGGTTGGCGGCTGCCACCAAGGGCACCGCGGTAGAGGGCGAGCCTGCCCGCCAGGTGTTTGAGGCCGTGACCACGGCCATGGCCAAAGCAGGCAAAAGCAGTGCCGAGACACAAAACGCTTTGCTGGCCCTGAGCCAGATGGCCAGCAAGGGCACGGTGAGCATGGAGGAGCTGCGCGGCCAGCTGGGCGAGGCGCTGCCTGGTGCGCTGCAGGCTGCTGCCAGTGGCTTGGGCATTACCACACAAGACCTGATCAAGCTGGTGGAGAGTGGGCAAATTGCGGCGGAGGACTTGTTTCCGGCCCTGACCAAGGGGCTGAACGAGCTGTATGGCAGTGCCCCAGCCGCGCAAACGCTGAGCCAGGAAATCACCAACATCAAGAACGCCTTCGTGGAGATGGCGGCCAACCTGGGGGATGCCGGTGCACTGGACGCGCTGAAGCTGGGGGCGGAGGCTGCGCAAACGGCCATCACCTTTTTGGGCGAGAGCTTTTTGGTGGTGGGGCAGCAAATTGGCACGTTGGCAGCTGCGGTGACCACGCTGGATTTCAGCAGCATTCCGGCGGCCATGGCCGAAATCGAGCAGGCCAGCCGGGAGCGCTTGCTGAAAGCTGCGGAGCACAACACGGTGCTGGCTGCAGCGTTGAAGCAGTCGGGCGATGCGGCCACGGTGGCTGCGCTGGCGGTGCAGGAGTCGGGCGCAAAGGTTGAGGCGTCAGGTGCGCAAGCGGCAGCCGCTGCGCCAGGCTACACGGCGTTGGGAGCAGCCTACGCCAAGGTGCGCGAGGAGCTGAAGGGTCAGTTGGAGCTGGCTGACAAGGAAGTGCAATCCATCAAGGCAAAGGGCGAGGCAGCGGTGGCGCAAGCCAAGCTGCTGGGAGATGAAGCCGCGTTGAGGTTGGCCGTGGGCAAAGCGGCTGCAGACGAGGCAACGGCCATGGAAAGTCTGGCCCAGCAGCGCCAGACCGAGGTTGATGTGCTGGTGGCCGAACTGGAGAACAAGCGCGCCTTGTTGGCTCAAGGTGGCGCGGTGACTGAGGCCAAGAAAAAGGAGCTGAAGGCGCTGGAGGACTTGATTGCAGCCAGGCAACTGGACGCCGACAAGACGTTGGCCCAAGCGGCTGCCTCGCGCGCCAAGGCCCAGGCGGTGAGCGAAGAGGTGCAAGCCGCCCAAGCCGCTACCCAGGCCGCAGAGGCCCTGAAAACCGTGCGAGTGGCCGATGCGCAGGTGTTGCTCAGCGGCCTGCAGGCCCAAAAGGAATTGGCCCGCCAGGCAGAGGAAATGGCCCGCTTGATGGGCAATGAGGCGGACGCCCGGCGCGCCAAAATTCTGCAGCTGGAAATTGAGATCAGGATCACCCAGGCCAAGACCAATGTGGCCAAGGTGGAGGCCGAGGGCTCCATTGCCGTGGCGCAGGCCAAGCTGGCTGAGTTGAAAGCCAGTGGGCAGGTGCTGCCCGTCAAACAAGCGGAAATTGAGGCCAGCATCAAACTGGCGCAAGCCAAGGTGGTGGAAGCTGAGGCCATGGGCAAAAGCACTGCCCTGCTCCAAAGGCACATTGATGCATTGCGCAGTGGAACAGGCGGACTGCAGGGATTTGGAAATGCCACGGCTGGCGCCGCTGGCAACCAGCAGCAGCTGGCAGCAGCCACAGACCGTGCAACGGCTGCCCTGGAGCGCCAGAACGCCGCACGGGAGCGCAGCGTTGCAGCCCGGGAAAAAGAGGTATCGCTGAAAGAGCGCGAAAAAGCCCTCGAAGACAAGCGCCGCAATGTGGACTCTGAGGGTTTCACCAAAAACACCGCTGGCCAGCGCGTGGTGGCCAGCGCAGAAACCGAAACCAGCATCTACAACCAGCTCAAAGGTGAGGGTCTGGACGAGGCCACCGCCAGTCGCAAAGCGGCTGAGCTGTTCAAGCGCTACCAACTGTGGGCCAAGGGCACCAGCACGCAGCTGCTGGGCGGTGGTGCATCGGCATCGGCAGCGCCCGACTGGCTGCTGAAGCCTTGGCAGCAAATCATGCAGGACGAGGTGCGCAACACGCGTGCCAACGGCAGCGGTCAAGTGGCCAAGACGTATGACATCCGCATCAACGGTCGCACCTACAAGGCGGGCTCAGACGCGGATGCGCAGGCCCTCATTGCCACCCTCAAAAGCGCCAGGTTGTCAGCATGAGCCTGAACCCCATCACCCTCACGCACCCCAGCGCGGGCCCCGGCGGCACACCCATGGCGCTGGCCTTGCCAGACCAGCTGGCGTGGACCGACGAATTTGCCTGGCGCCAAGTTGAGCAAAGCGCCGAATACACGACCACCGGTGCCCTGGTGTTGGATGCGCACGCCAAGCAAGCGGGCCGCCCCATCGCCCTGGCGGGCAGCCAAACCCGAGCCTGGTGCGAGCGCGGCGCGCTGCTGACGCTGCGCAGCTGGGCCAGCCAGCCCGGCCTGGTGCTGACGCTGGCCGGCCTGCGCGGCACCACCCGACAAGTGGTGTTTGACCAGGACGCCGGTGCGCTGAGCGCTGAGCCGGTGCACGACTGGGCGGACCCGCAAGACGCCGACCCCTACGCCATCACCATCAAATTTTTGGAACTTTAACCCGGATATTTCACCCTATCCCCCAGAAGTGAGGACGGCATTGCCCTTGTGTGCCCGAAAATCGAGGTAACGAATCTTGATCAAACGAGCGGGCAATG